TACAGCGTAGCCATTCGGATACGCGCCGGAAGGTTTGTCTTAGTCTGAGCAGACAGTGGATTACTCAAAACGCCCTGAACGTTGCATTCTACTGCATTGACCGCTGCTCCGATCGGAACCACAACCCGCTCGATTCCTAGGAAATCACAAAGCTTGTAGCTATCCGCAATATCATGCTGTTCGCCCTGTGGCATCAAAACGCCCAGAACTCTTTCTTTTCCGAGTGCCGCCACACAAAGAGCTGCTACGACGCTAGAATCTTTGCCGCCGGATACTCCAACAACAGCTTTGCAATTGTTGCCGTTTTCCTGGAACCAATCTGCAATCCAAGTAACGATTTTATCTTTTGTTTCAATCGCGTTAAAACTGTTCATCTTTAATCCCCTTTCTCACTCTCATGTTGATATCGCCAGTTTTAAACCTATTCATCATCCTTTGTCACACCTCCACAACTCTATTTCGCAGTTTGAAAACGCATACTCGATGATTTTGTAAACCTCGTCCCAGTTAGCTCCGCCTCTGGCGCATCCGATTTTATACGGCATTGCGATTTTACCATTAGCGATGAAATGCTGTGCGATCCATGCTACCACTCCAAAGCATTCCAACAAAGCATTTATATCTGTATACTGCTTTCCATCGTATCCGTACTTATTTTGTGCGAATAAATTGCAGATCAATTGCTTTTCCTGCGGGATGCCTCTGAATGGATATCCAACAAAGCTAGGATCTACCGGAACGACCTGAACTTTTCCAAGCATTTTCGGCGAAGCCACTTTCTTATACTCTTCATAGACATGCGGAAACTTTTCTCTTACCTGTAATGCAACACCAGATCTCATCTTACCCATGCAATTTACTTGATGGCAGATGAATTTTGCATCCGTATCAAACAAATCTCCGTCGATAATTTTAATCATCCATTCAGCCTCTTTCTGATCTCCACGAAGTTATCTTCTCTTACTAATACTCCATCTTTAAATACAGTTGTAAGCAAACTTCCGTCCGGAATAGTTTCAGAAGTATAACCATCATGGCAAACAAACTTTCCATCTTCTTTTGCGACATAGCACAATCCTTTATGAGACTTCTTCAGATTATTCCGGTCTGTTTTTGGATTTTTCTGAATGGTATATTCTTTACCATTTACAACACAATCTGTGCTCTTCATGGCGAACCCAAACGTGTCTCTTGTTAAGCAAACCATTCCGTCTTCCGGCGTGCACATTGCGGTGAATGAGAACGCTCCAACTCCAAACAAGATAGTGTTTGCTGCAAATCCGAGCTGTTCCAACTGTGTCCAGATCTGTTTAATTTTCTCGTACTGGCAACCATCTCCATAAATAATTCCGATTTTAGGATTAAGCTCCTTGTATCCTTTGGAATTTACGCTGCCACCAAAAATCTCATATAGCTTCTGAACGGTTTTTACGGAAATTTCTACGATATCTCCACTATCAGGACGAACAAGGAATTTACCGTTATGGTTCATAATTTCGTTCTTCAGCTTTGGAAGCGTCTCTTCTACAAGTTTCCAATAATCAAATGAATCAGAAACGTAGCTGAATGATGTATTTTTATACACCGTAGTCAGCAACCTTCTCAGAAGATTTTCTTCTGTTTCACACACTGCTAAATTACTGCAAACCGTTGCATGTTCCAGGCTAACTGCGCCAATACCAATATGATTTTTCGCACAATCTGCGCCATACATCTTGTCAATATACTGCATTGCCGGAATTGTAGAAGTTTTGTCAAAAGATAACAGCCATGAGCTGCTTGCTCGAATTCCATTATCTACACCAAGACCTCTAAATCCGAAGTCTGCCATTGCCATCGCAGGATTAGCACAATCAGTTGTCTTTTCGTAAAACTCATTTGCTAGTTTTCTATATTCGTGTGCCATTGTTGCCCAGTTACACATTCCAAAGGTCTCTGACTGGATGATGCACTCTATCCACTGCACAGTCCATGCAAAATCCGGATGGGTGTTTGTCATCTCGATACATGGAACACCCATAGAAACCTGCGATCCTTCCGGCAGTGCTTTCATTTCAATCGGTAGATATCCTAAATCGTGAAGTTTCTCAATACGGCTTAAATCGTAACTCTGAGCACCGATCTGCGTATCGAGATATTTCTTATACTCTGCCACAACTTCTTCCTTTGGACGTTTGAAAAATGTGTCATTCGCCAGATCAATCAGGAACTCTTTAATGAATCCCTGCATTCCAAAGAAAACCACTTTATCAATATTCTTAAACATAGATTTTCTCGGCGTAATATAGGATGTCAGCTTTGTAAGTCCTTCTGGCATAGCGTCAGGATTTGTATTTTTGTAGGTATCAGCCATCAGCATAAAAGAAATATTGTTCATATCAAACCTCCATGACTGTGATCTTTTCATGCTCACCTGTGAATAGGCTATTTGTGGTGAATAATCTTTCTACTGTATTATTCTCCAATGCCTTAATCAGAGTTCCCTTTTCTTTATCCAGTACAGAATTTTCAGTATGCGTTGCATAAGCATAAATTTTGTACGGATTACATTTTTTCAACTCTTCTGCGCTGTAGAAAAGACTTCCGCCATAAGAGATAATGTCGTCGATCATCAAGATCGTTTTTCCACTAAGATCGATCCCGTTGGTTCTAACATCCAGACCAAGAATTTTCCCGGTCTTCCATTCTCTTTTCTTTTCCCCATAGCAATAAGAAATATCAGGAAATAATTCGGAATAGCGTTTAGCGGCGCCGGAATCCGGAAAGTACAATACGACATTATTTGTTACTTCCAAGCCGTGGAAAACGTCTCTAACATACTTCTCTGGCGTTAAAGCTACGCATCTATTAAGAAGAGCGACAGAAACATCACTATGCGGATCTAAAACGTATACATTCGAAAATCCTAGCGAGTTGATAAAATCGCAAAAATATTTCAAAGTAAAAACTTCATCCGTATTTTTCGTTCTATCCATTCTTGCGTTTGGAACATAAAGAAGAAATAATTCGACATCTGTATCAGAAGGAAGATGTTCCTCTAAATGTCTTTTGATTAGCATCAGATAGAACATTTCACCATCGCTCTCATACTTCCAGTCGATTTCGATTCCATTAGAAAAATATGCACCCAATTCATTTACATTAAGATTGATTCTCGGTGTTCCGTCCGGGAATTTATTGATTTCTACAATTTTTCCATCAACTTTAATCATGACTTTATTCTCCAATCACTTCGATCTGACAACTCTTCATAACTTCCATAGCCGCCTTATGTTTTTCTCTTGTAACTCCAGCACAACAGCTCGCATCTACGGTAATATTCGCGTGTGGATAAATAGCTTTAAGAATAAGAGCATTGGAAACTACGCAGATTTCGCTGCACAAACCAATTAATTCAATATCGCCACGCATCCTCTTTGTAAACCAACCAGACCACCCAAAAGTTTCTTTATTGATATACTCACAATTCGGAACTTTTAATCCGTCTACAATATTCCAACCGTCTGTACCACGAATGCAGTGCTTTACAGGCAATTTCTTTCCTTCTGGAGTGTCCAGATAATCTTCGTAATGTGTATCACGCGTAAAAATAATTCTATCTCCGCGATCCCTATACTCTTCAATTTTCTTTCGAACATTTGGAACGATTGCTTTTGCGTCTTCTGAACCAAGAGATCCGCTTACAAAATCATTCTGCATATCCACAACGATCAGTGTTTTACCCATTCTTTTCTCCTTAATCAGATTTTTATACTGGCTGGTGTTATCCAGCCAGCTTTTATTACCCAAGTTCCGCCAGTGCCTTTTCCAAATCCTCGTCAGACATATTCTCAAGTGCAGCGTCCTGTCGCTTCGCTTTAATTTCGAGAAGCCGCTGTCTCAGATCTGCATTCTTCTTCGCATCCTCTCGTGCTTTCTTTTCGGCTAATTTTACTCCAACAATATATTTGACAATTTCGATCTTATTGACGATCTCCTCGTCTTCCTTAGACTTCGTATTTAAAAGACTCTCTTCTTCCGATTTTTTTGCCTCTGCATTAAGCGACTTAAATACAGAATCAAGATTTGTAAGAGATAAATCCCAAAGATCAATTACATTGATCATTCCTCTATACGGAAACTGATAATTGTTGCGTGTTGCCACTTCAAATAAATTAATGTCTTTCATGTTAATATTCCCCTTTCTCAATTAGAATTTTATCTTCATTACGCGTTCTGTCGCGCCTTTTACCTTTACAACTAAATCTGCTCTTTTCGTCATAGAAAATCCGATTCCAGAAAGCTGATCGTCTGTATTTTCTACATGACACTTAGCGCCCAAAGCTTCAAATACTCTCTTATGCTTTTCAAGGTCATTTTTTAAAAATTCATTGTAATACCCATTAGGCTCTTCTGAATTTTTGCAGCCTTTTAAGAAAAAGAATAAATGTTTATGCCCAATTCCATTCTGATCGTCAAAATAATTAGGGCTATAACTAATTACCGACACAGGAACAAACTGATTTGTATTTACATCCCAAATCTCACGACTTGAAATAGATGAACTTCCAGACAGCTTTTCCTTAATTGAGAAGTTGCCATTCTCATCAAGTGTAACTTCTGCCACCTGAACATTACCAGAAACAGGTCTATTGTATTCAAACGCAGAAATCTCACCATTGAATTCAATTTCTGCCTTAAATCCTTTACTTCCTCTTGCTGCATACTGATTGACAAAAAACTTATAAACACCTGGCTTCATATGAGACATATCTGCCCATGTAATATTTTCCACAGAAGGTTTTCCTGTCATCTGTGTCATAGGGCGTGTAATATCAATATCTAACTGACCTCCACATCTTGAAGTATTTGGTTTTCTACAATTGCTAAAATAGATCTCGTTTCCATCAGGTTCTTTGCAATGTGCATCAAGGTCACTGTTGTCATTTTGTCCCTCATTCCACATGATCGAAAATCTGAGTACACCGTCAACATTACCGCCAGCTGCTTTAACATTCTGTTTCATATCTGAGTCAGTAATATTTCCTGAATAAGCCCAAGATAATCCATTATTCCATTTAAACATTGTCTTGGCATCTGGATTAACTGGTGCAATCATAGATACAAAGTTCTTCTCATGCTTATTCTCTACAAATGCTTCAATCTCCTTTGCAGTTGGAAGTACCTTATCAATAAAATCCTGTGCTGAAATCTCTTCAACCTTTGAGAACTTCTTAGGACTTACAGCTACATCCTTCTCCATCTGACCGAAAATATCATCAGCTCCAACCATTCTTCTTGCAGCACTCTTATTTGAAAACAGTACATTATTCACGGTAATATCGTTCAGATTAGCAAATCTTCTCTGTAGTGAATCCATATATCCAAGTTCTGTGATTGTTTTCTTTGCATCCTCAAGCATCTTCTTTGTAAAAATAGCCTTTGGTCTTTTATAATTGCTCGGAGCGACAATCTGTTCATACTTCTTAACGGCAGTATCTAAGTCCATATCCTCACTTACATTGATAAGAAGTGTACCAATAGAATGATTTCTAATTCTACCAATAGCCATACCTGCTGTTACTGACTTCTCCCAAGCAAATAATTCCTTCTCTGAATCAGAAGTAAGCTTGTCATATTCCTTCTTATATCTCTTGAACTCTGCGAGAACACCCTTCCATTCTTCACCCTTATAAAGAGTATTAGAATTGATAAGTTCAAGAATTGTATCAAGTGCTTCCATAGTAATCTCATCAAGAGAACGCTTAAATACATTTCTTGTATCTCTGAACTGTCCCTTAACTTCCTCGTTAGAACGGCTTGTTCTGTTCACGAACTTGCTTGGTAACTCTAAAAAGAAATGATCCCACCGATGAGACTTGCCATTAATTTCCTCAAAATTAAAATCTGTACCAATCTTAGGAAAATTAGTTGTGTAAATATCTGTTACTGTATGAGTCTTTACAAATGCGTCAAGTGCGTCACATACTGGCTGATATGTTGTATCACCAAGTCCTAGCTCCCAAATTGTATGAATCTGATTGTTCTTAATTATAACGGCAGAACCAATATTTTTGATAAACTGTCTACAACAACTACAATCATGTTCTCTACGCTCTCTGAAAATTTCATTAGTTCCAGCAGGGAAACTGTCAAGATATGTATTCCATAACTCATCTTTGTCTACATTTACCTCAAATAAATATGTTGCCCCTCTCTGCATTTCATCAAAATGTTTCTGTAATGCCTTCTTAAACATCATAAATCCATCCATATTGTTACCTCTTCTTTCTTATATTTGTTTTTGTTAATTGTTTCTACTTGTATATTCTCTGTTTATCTTCTTATGAAATAAAAATTTCTTCCTGTTATATTGGAAATCGTTCGTGTGTATTTTCTAAAAACATATCACTGTTTGGTTTCCAACCTCCTGAGTTCGCAATAATATCTTTTCTAATTCGTGCAAATTCATCTATATGACTTCTAAAATAATCAATAGCACCTCTTCTCGTGAAAAACTCTGTGTCATATTCCCAAAAGAAATGTCTCTGATTTGTCACAAAAAATGAATTAGTATCTAAACAATAAGCAATAATCCATGATGAATATGTATCATTAAAATTTTCATTTTGTTTTAATTCTTTATACATACATTTATCTCCATTTGAAATCGAATTTTCATTGAGTCAGTCCACAAACCGATCTAAACCGCTCTTAAAATACGGAATCTACATTCTCTTGAATGCGCTTGATAATCTGAATATATTTAACCGGATACCTTTTTCTGTTCGATGTAATTCGAACCGAATCTTCCATCAACTTTATTGCTTTAGAAATCACGCCAAGCTCTTCAGTTGCCATTTTTTATTTTTCTCCTTGATACAAATATTACAAGATTTAAAGATTTAAGATTTTAAGATAAAAAACGGACGCACGCCAAAATCAAAGCTACACCCGCCGCAGCCGACGTAACCATCGCCACAGACACACTGAACATAGTTAGCGCTACAGCCCGACGGAGTGGACTCTGGAGTTGCCAACGCGTAACATGTGTCCAGTTTAGTAATTTTCTTACGAAACTTCCTGTACAGATCGATATTAGGAATCGCTAAAAGATCTCCTTTGGCTGCTCCATAATCATCCAGTCCATCCAGCGATGTCAGATCCAACTCGATTGGAACAAGCTTGTTCCCAAACTGCTCATGAAGTCGTTTTGCTAAATCACTTTCTGTTAGATCCTTTCTAATCGTAGATGTCGCATAGTTGTTTGTTTTCCCAAATTCAGAAACTTTTTTATAAATACCGTCCATGAAGTAATATGTGAGTTCCCCGTCTTTCGCGGGATTCCAAGCGTATCCTGCAATAACTTCAACTTTGTCCTTCATATATTCTCTCACGGCATCTCTAAATTCCTGCTCATATCTGCCACGATCCTCATCAAACCATTCCGGCGTCATATCCTGATCTACATTGAATATCCATTTTTCAATCGGAGTGGCTTTGTTGCCATCATTCGGAAATAACTCAGCCCTAACAAATCTTGTCATCGCTCCCATTGCGTTGTCCTCAACACCAAGTTTTTCAAGCAAATCTGAATGACTTTCATTGCCATCCGGTGCTAAAACAACTCTGCCCTTAAAAATGATTCCAGACTTAAATCTACACACGCTTTGTCTCCTTTTAGCTTTATTTGAACCGTTTATTCTTTTGCTTTCTCGTCTCAAGAATGAATTCTTTGTATTCGGAATAAGTTTTGAATTGCATATATTTTCCCGAAGTCACATCCAAACATTCCGAACCGTCTACCAATTCATACTCGTTCGAAGAAATGACGATATACAACTCGATTCCCATCTGTTTTGCATCGTTTAAAACCAGCTGAAACAGATCTTTCATTTCAATCACATTGTCGATAGAAAAACCAGAATCCATAGCGTCCAGAAGAATCCATCTTTCATTCGGCATTTCTTCTTCCTCTTCTGATTCGTCTCCCCAAATAGATCTTACAATTGCCTGCTGTATTTTAGCTGACGGATCTCCGATGTCTCCACACCTCAGAAATTTTCCCCATTTAAAAGCAATTTCTCCAAGATTAAAAGAAATGTTTTCGCCTTCAGAAGAAGTAATCCGTGTCGCCGCCAATCCAACATCGCCATTGAACAGATTCATTTCAACAGAACCCTTTCCGTCGGTCTGGTTATCATAAGTAAACGTGGGGATTTTCTCCTTCTTTAATTCATCTTTAATATTATGCAGCATCGTGCTTTTACCAGCTCCATTGCAACCAACTAACACCGTCAAGCCCGGCTTAAATTCAACCGTTTTAGCACTGCATGTATCAAAACCTTCGTCATATGGATCTCTCCAAATTTTGATTTTTCTACTCATATTTTCTCCATTCAACAAAGCACCACGACGGTCTTGTTTTCGCCATTCAGCTCAATTTCTCTCTCAACGAGTCTTTTAATTTCCCAATAATAATCATCCATAACCGTCATATCTCTTGGATGCGACTCTAACAGTTCAATCAGTTCTCCAACTGTCATTTGCTTGCACCCATAATCACATTTTTCATAAGCATGGCAATTGTCATTGGTCCAACACCGCCAGGAACCGGCGTAATATATCCGGCCACATCCTTTACGTTTTCAAAATCAACATCACCACACAAATGGTTATTCTCGTCTCGGTTAATACCAACATCGATCACAACAGCACCTGGTTTCACATAGTCAGCAGTGATCATCCGTTCTTTGCCAACCGCTACGATAAGGATATCTGCACGTTTTGCCACCTCTTTTAAATTCGCCGTGTGGGAATGAGCAATTGTAACGGTTCCATTTTCTGCAAGCAGCAGCTGTGCAATTGGCTTGCCGACAATACTGCTTCTGCCAATCACGACGCATTCCTTTCCTTCTATCTGGATACCAGATCGTTTTAACAACTCAATAATGCCAGCAGGTGTTGCCGGACGAAATCCTTTCTCGCCAACAACAAGTTTACCAATATTTTCCAGATGAAACCCATCCACATCCTTACGCGGATTAATCGCATTTAAAACGATCTTCTGATCCACATTTTTGGGCAACGGAAGCTGAACTAAAATACCATCCACATTCACACTTTGATTAAGCGTTTCGATTAAGCGAACAAGTTCATCTGTTTCGATGGTAGAATATTTATAGAAAATACTTATAATTCCAAGATCTCCACAAACCTTAATCTTGTTTCTCACATAAACGTCAGATGCAGGATTGTTTCCAATCTGAATTATCGCGAGCGTTTTTTTAATCCAAATATTACTTTTTTTCTTCATATACTCTTTCAGCTCGCTTTTAATCTGATTTGAAATTGCCTTTCCATCAATAATTGTCGCCATTTTTACCTCCTTACGCCACGTTGATTGTTTCAGTATATTTGTCGAAATCCCTCTTCATATAAAGGAAATTTGTTCTTGGATTCGGACTAAAATTGCCAACATTATAACCAGAAATCCACTTTTCAAATTCAATATCCTTATCTTTTTTGAAGGAGTAAGCTACAAGCGCCAAAAGAACGCTTTTGCCAGCTTTATACAGCGGGCTGTTATCTGCAACCGTTTCGCTTAAAACGCTATCGTATAACTCTAAATCATCAGATTCCGTCTCTTCGCTTACATTGTCTTTTACAAACTGAAGCTCTGCATTTTCAGATTCTACCGTTTGAGATTCATCTGCATCTTCAACGGTGTTTTCAACAGTTTCTTCCACCACTTCTTTTGCGCATTCTTCCATCTTTTCTACAGGTTCTTCTGTGATGCTTTCGACAACATCCTCGGTTTTAGGATCGGATTTAATCCCAAAATACTCTTTCATCAACCTTTCGATGATATCCAGTTTTGCCAAAACAACCTTCTTATCTTTTGTGCTTCTTGCATTATCATATGTATCAAACGACTCGTTTTCGTACTCCTCAAATGTGGCACTATGTAGATGGTCTTTGAACTCGACTAAAAAGTCATTGAATCTCTCGTCCGGAAGATTCCATTTTGTAAACCTGTCAAACGCTGTAAACCAAACAAAACTGTTTTTAATATTGAAGAGTTTTCCGGTTGTATCGGCATCGATAACGGTTGTTAAACGATCAAGTTCTTGCTTAAAAGTATCGAATTCCTCTTCCGTTGCATTTTCGTTTAAGAACTCACCAACGCCGCTTTTCTTCCAATTATCAAGATGAAAAATCGCCATGATTGTGTCTGATACGATTCTGTCAGTCGCCCCTTTAATTCTGTCAGATTCCTTATAGTCTCCACACTCCTTGAAAAAGACATGATCCTTAGAAATATCTTTGATTGCCTGAGCAATATTATCCATTTCTAAAACGCCCTTCTGATTTGTATTCATATTTTTCTGCTGATTATATCTGCCAATATGATAAGATATATCTTTGTTGGTACAATCCAAATGCTTCACCACATCGACAGGATATGAATCAAATTTTCTTTTCAATTCGGTTGGAAGATCAGAATAGTATTTTCCTCTCAGATCGTATTCGACTGCTTCGGTTTCGCCGTTTTTGTTTTTCTTGTGAATGTAAGTGATTGACATATCCTGTTTTTTGCTGATTGCGAAAGAGTTATTCCTGTATTCATCAAGAGTTGTTAATCTCTGTAGTCCATCAATTAACCAATTAGTAACTGTGTTTCCGTTAATTTGTTCGCAAATTTTTACAGAATCTATATCTTCCCTTTTAATTACAGAAGTAGCCAATCCACTTTTCATAGCTTTGCTCCATTGGTCTGGCTGCCTCTGTAAAGGATGGTCATTCCTTATTTCATCCGTGCTGAACATGTCCAACAGCGTTTGTAACATATATGTGTCTTTTTTACTCTTATCTCTTCCGATTACTTCCATTTCGCATTTCCTTTCTTATGAGACAGATCACAAAATAGGGAATAAAATTGATATATTCCTATATGCTTTCATAGCCTTCAAACAGTCTAAATACTCTGCCCGTGTCATATGTAAAGTGGACATTATATCGTTTTGACGATACCCATCCATAATTAACTCAGCAACTGCCCTCTGCTTTGAAGATAGATTATTTAGGTATGCCTTTATTTCTTTTGGTACTACCTTATCTTCCACCACATCATCTTCAAATCCCTTATCAAAAAAGACTTTTTCAACCAAAGCTACTTGAGTCTCCGATAACGGCGCATCCAAAGAGAAGTCGTATTTTCTAATTGGCCTTTTATTCTTTCCATCTTTGACACGCAACCGCTTTCCGTCCTTGAACTCTGTTTCAAAGTTGCATTTTTCGTATGTATGACCGTCTCTATACCAGTCGATAGCAGCTCTGGCAAAAATACGGCGAAAATATGTATTCAGTTTTGCCCCACGTTCATGATCGTAATCCTCTACACACTGCATCAGAATTTCCATCGCCAATCCGTATGCTTCATCCCGATCAATATCGTAGAATCTCTTCAAAATTGGGTCCACAATCGACCGTAAAACTTGTAGATCGTTTGCACAGAACCGGTTTATCACGTCCACCTGTGCGCTGTCGAAGTTCCATGCTTCGATTCGTTTGCTTTTCATAAAAACCACCTCTTTTAATACCGACGGAATACGCCGAAAATGCTTAATATTTTCACATGCTTACTTTCTCTATTGCAGAAATTACATTTTTTGTAAACTTCCGTTCCATTTGGAGAATAAGAAATAGTTTTGGACATTTTTCGACCACATCTTTTGCAATACACTTCACACCACTCCTTCCAGAATTTCATTTGCCCGCTTGAAATAGTCCGTTCTGCCACGATATTCCGCCGTGACTTCTCGCTCCACGTTTGTCTTTAGTTCTGGCAGTGGCTGCCGCTTCGTAATTCCATCTTGCATAACATGGATAAAACGAAGTGCTTCTTTGATATCCGCCCTCTTAGACCGGACATCGATCATGAGATATGTAAGCTTTGCCGCTTTGCTCGCAGATGGATTTTTACCGTTCTTACTGACATATTCCTGCATGGCATGTTCAACATCAGACAGTGCGCTGTCGTACTTGCTCAGTCCAACCTTTAGTTTTGCTTCATATGAACTCAGAACATCCAACGTCCAGCCGGAAGTTTTGAGGATCGCAGACGTTTCTGCATTGATCTCCTCTAATATGGAAAAATTAAACGCCACATCGTTGTCGCCAATAAAGGCATCTGCATTTCCTCTGTAATTGGAACGTTCCTTTTCTTCGCCGGTCGAAGTGTTCACCATCATCAAATTCCGAATCCAGGAATATTTCTTACCACTTTTCTGCTGCAAAAATTTTGCCTGTTTGTAAGTAAATTCCTTAGCTTCCTGAGAATTTTCTGTTGGCAGGTACGTTCCGTTCGGCGTTTCCATCACGTAAATCTTTCCATTCGTGAGATGGAACATAAAAACATCACTCCCTTCCTTTTTCGTAAATGCTCCTTCTGCGATTTGAACGCAGGACTTGCTGCT